TCTTGTATTTTATCACTTTTAGCTGGTTGCAAATCACTTTTATTTTACTACACAAATTATGACAATAATTCAAATGAAAAAAAAAGGTGTCAATCTATTGATTTGGGGTTGCTTTATTATTTTTAATTTGTTATCTAAATGTTAATTGATGAATAATAATTTAAAAATAATTTCTGATTCTTATAAAAAGTTTGGATTAAAACATACGTCTAAATCTACCGCTACCTTACCACACTCAATTAGATTTTTTAAAAAACATATAATAAGTTATAAAGAATCAAGAGAATTAACTAATGCTTCTTTATATGGTGGTCAATTAGCTCACATAGTTATTCAAGAAGTTTTAACAAAAAATATTCCTTTAGATGACATTATTAATAGTGAATTAATTCAAACTAAAATTGATGAATATGTTCCTATACATGAAAAAGATAAAATGAAATTTACATTTATTGTTAAATTTTTAAAACCAACAGCTCAAAATCATTTAGATAATATAAAAGAATTACATGAGCAAAAGTGGAGAGATGAATTAGAATATACAGTTTGGACTCCACCAGTTCAAACATATTGGTTATGTTATGTAGATTTAATTGGTGAAACATATTTTGGTGATCTTAAAAATAAATTTGGAAGTGCTTCTTTTAAACCTCTTATTAAAAAAGATCCTAGTAAAAATTCTAGAAAAAAAATAGAAAAACCTAATGAAAATAGAATTGGTGATTGGGTTTATTCTTCTCCTAAAATTGAGGATCATATTTTTACATCTGATCTAATGCAAATTGCACTTTATAAAAAGGCAGTAGGTTTAAAACCATTCATAAGTTATGCAAGTCATAAAGATAGAAAAATATTTACAGAAGATAATACTCCAGAATTAAAACCAGAAAATTTAGATCAAGCTCTTAAACAATTAATGGTTTATGAAATTTCTTGGCAAAAAAAATTAGAAGCGGCAGATGGCAATTTAACAAAATTAGCTTGGTTATGTCCACCAGATTATTCTGATATTAGAAAGAAATCTTTCTGGTGGGAGGGTGTGCCAAGAGAATATATTGAAAGGTATTTTAAACATTATGCAGTTTAAAAATTTAACTAATCATTATGAAGATTTAGATAAAAAAGAATTAATGAAAAAATTATTAGAACAAGAAAATGAAATAGATAGATTGACACAGGAATTAAAAAGAGTTGAGAGTATAGAACAAGATCATAAAAAATTAGTTGGTGATACTTTTAAAGATAATAAATTATTAGCTGATGATGTGGCAAAAAAAAACAATGAGATTGAACAATTAAAAAAACAATTGGACAATCCTTTACTTAAATTAAGAGAGGCAGGAATATGAAAGAAGTATTTAAAAAATTAAAGAAAGCTTGTGAGGAAGCTGGATATGTAAAAAAAGGAGATCGTAAAGCTGGAATGCCTTTTAATCCATTACTAGCTGACGATGTTAAACAAGCTGCTATGGAGGCATTATTAAAAAATAATCTTTATCCCATTTGTAATTATATAACTGACATTAAGGATAATTTTTTAATCGTAACTTGTAATATGAATATCTACGATGTGGATAATCCAACTGAATTTATAGAAATAAAAGGTTGTTCAGGATTAGGAAAACTGGACAAGTATGGTACAGGAAATGGAATTACCTATGCACAAAAATACGCTTTTCTAAATGCCTTGAATCTAAAAACAGGAATTAAAGATGAAGATGGATTTGAGGCATCTCCCTTTAAAAACAATAAATCAGTAACTCAATTAAAGGTAGTTAAAGATAACAAAACCTTGCCAGACACCAAAGCATTAGCTGATGATTGGATTGATAAAATGACTAAACAGGCAGAACATTCGGTTTCGCAAAACTCTTATGAGAAAAGTATGCAACCACTTAGAGAGAACTATGCAAAAGAACTTCAACAAATCTCAATTGACCTTATGCAACAAGCAAGGGTTGATGAGGTAGAAAACACACTAAAAAAACAAATAACCAATAGGAGAAAATAACATGGCAGAATCTAATTATAATAATAGAGGCAGCTTATGGAAAAGACAACCAAGAGATACAGATGTTGATGGAAAAAAATATCCTCAATATCAAGGTAACTTTACTGACGCAAGTGGAGTAAAGAAAAACTGTGCTTTATGGATTAATAGTAGCAAGGAAAAAGAAACTCAACCTGATATATCATTTTCAGTTTCAGATATTATTGAGAAGAAATAATGCCAGAAACAATCAATCCAGATTATTATAAAAACAAAGATATTGAAACGATTGATGCAATACTCTCACAGCTTTCTTTATTGGAAGCTGTAGGGTACTTGAGGGGTTCGGCTTTAAAATATCAAATGCGTTTTGGTGAAAAGCATGGAACAACTATTGATGCGTCTTTGACCGACATTGGTAAATCTAATTGGTATCAAGAAAAATTAATGGAATATTTAAACGATGCCAAGAAACAAGGTATAGATTTAAAGGAGGCTTTACCAAAAGGTTGTGAAAATATTGAGCAACTATTTAAGGATAAAAACAAATGAAAACAAATGGCACAATATATTTTTCTGAAGTCAAATATAAAGTATTAGACTTTATTAAGAAATTTATAGATGAGCATGATTATTCTCCTACATTTTTAGAGATTGGCGAAAATTTTTCGTTCAGTAGAGCTAGAGCTGGTAAGATTTGTTCCGAACTTTATAAGATGGGTTTAATAAATAAAGGTGGTTCATCTCATAGAAAAATTAGAATGAATCCTACTCAATTAAAGCAAGTAAAAAAATTAAAAATAAACAGAGAATATTCAACACATGGATAAAGTTATGAAAGAAAGTTTTTTTGAAGCAACTATTAAGTTTAATGAAGAATTTGATAATGCAGATTTAGCTGCAAAGTCAAAGAAGCCTGGTGATGAGGCTAAAATAGAAGTCTTGGATTTAAAATTTGAGATGTCCAAGATTAAAAATAAACTAAAGGAGCAAGATGTCCGATCCCAAAGTGATAAAAGTATTAAAGGATCAGCAATCGGAGGAATCAAGAAAGATGTATAAGTTTAAAGACTTGGTTCAAAAAAAGAAAAGTGAGATTGCTAAACTTGGTACTAAAATTTTGGAAGAAGAAACTAAAAGACCTTATAGAATAAGTAGTTAATAAGGTTTTTTAGTTTAAATACTAGAAGTTGAAATATACTGACTAGGGATAGTATGCTCAAATTAAAAGGAGAGGAAGAAAATGTCAAAAAGAAAATACAGAGGTAGGCACAAAACAGAAACCGATACTATCTTAAATAAAGCAATTGGTAATAAAATTAAAGAAGCAAGATTAAATTATATTATCTTAGATAAGAAAAAACTTTGTACCCAAACTAAATTAGCCAATGCTTTATATCCACCAAAAACATTTCAACAAATACAGAAATACGAAAAAGGTAAAAATGGAACATCAACAATTATATTAATTCAAATTAGTAATTTTTTTGGTAAGCCACTTGAATATTTTACAAGTGATGCAAATGAATTATTAGGGCAAGTTAAGCCACCTAGTAATAACTCTGATGTAGCTCCTGAGTTAAGTCCAGAGTTAAATTAAAAAAGTGTTTAACAAAAACATAGATTGATAAAACAACGATCTATGTTGTGTGTAAGTTGATGATGTGGGGAGGCTTTATAGTGAGCTTCCTCACTTAAATTAAAATGGAACTTGAAATAACAAACTTTCCTGATGAGATTTTGCCTAAAAGAATCTTATTATTAATAGAGCAAACCAAAGAGAACATAAGAATAGCCAGAGATCCTTACTATAAAAAAGACATAAAAAAAGAGCCGAAAAAAGTCTTGCAACTCAATTCGGCTATATACATTTAATTCTTACCCACCTCTTATCCCTTACTGCAAAGCAGCACTATCGGTCATCCAAAAGTTAGACCGAACCTAATCGGTTATTTACTTCCTTATTTTTATTTATAAGACTCTTATAATAATCTTTTTCCATACAGGAATAATGACCTTTAGTTTTGTCGGCAAAGGCTACAAAGGATTCGGTGTTGACCATATTTTTATCACAGTATCTACACTTACCAATATCCATTTCGATAATCTTAGGTTTTTTCCAAGTTTTATTTTTAGCTGACATTAAATAGTGTTCTTTGCTTCTACACAATAAAACTTAACAAAGATTTTTTCATCATTTACTTTTTTATATCCATAGCTTTGACTAAATTTTCTAGCTTCTGAATAACCAGCATTCATACATTCGTACCAGCTATTAAACACAGTTGATTTTTCTATTGGTGGAGAGCATTGACCATACAAGGCAGAGCATACAATCATCGCTAAAACTATTTTCATTTTTCATTACTACCCATCTTTATTTTTTTTAATTCTTCTTCTAGTGCTTTAAATTTTTCTGTAGTATCGTCTAAATCTTTATTAGAGAACTCTAGCTTTTGCAGACATCTTTTATTTGCTGCATCTTTGCTTTTACCAGCATCTTCTAATTCGGCTATTTGCTGTTTAAGTATTCGGATTTGATCCTTATACTCATTTACCAAATCTAAGTTATCTAACATTAATTATTTAGGTCGCTTCATAATTTCTGCACCTTTTAATCCATAGATACTAGAAACTACTCCAATGAATAAAGCCTGATACCAAAAAGGCATATTATTAAAATACTCAAAAAACATTTCTACCTTTGCCATAATCTCTGGATCGTCAGAAAAGATAGACCATATTAACAACATCACAGGAGCAGAAACCAGGATCAAAACAAATTCGTCTTTCCATCCTTGCTGATTATTAGTCATAACAGCTTGTTTGTATTCCAGCTCACCTCTTGCCATCTTACTAGCATGAGTAGCCTGTGCATCTGCCATAAGCATTTGAGTTTCTTTACGCTTTTTATAAATATGCGTACCTGCATTTAAAGCTAATTTAATTGCACCTAACCACATAATGTCCTCCTATAATTTTGCTGATTTCATTTTGCCAGATAATTTACCGCA